GCATCTGCCTTGAGTGCAACTACGAAGACTATCACGAATTATGATTACACTATTAAACGGTGAGCAGTGGGACAAGGCAGCCCTACTGGAAAAAATGGTAGATGACGATTTCTACTACGGACACTTAGGAAAAAATGCCCTAAGCTCTTCAGCTATTAAGCTGCTGGAGAAATCCCCCAAGAGCTACAATAACATTGTAAGAAACGGCAAGGAGCAAAACTCTACTGCCCTTCAAATAGGAACATTCCTACACACAATGATTTTAGAGCCTCACCTCTTTGATGAGAGGTTTGAGATTATCAATGTGCAGAGCAGAGTAGCCAAAGCCTTTAAAGAAGGCAATGCCAAAAGCAAAAAAATTGTACTCACTGCCAAAGAGCATGATGAAAACATGAGGCTAGTTGATGCAGCCCTAAGGAATGAGTATGTACTCAATGTACTTAGTGGCTCAGAGTTTGAAGTGCCACAAATACAAATGCTTGAGGGCTATGCTTTTAGAGCAAAGGCAGACATCTACGACAAGAAATATAGCTTTGTGGCTGACCTTAAAACCACAAGGGAGATAGACAAATTTGAATGGAGTGCTGAAAAATATGGGTATGACATTCAGGCTTTTATTTACACTACGCTCTTTGATGTGGACACCATCCAGTTTGTAGTCATTGACAAGGACTCTTGCGATGTGGGCATCTTTGATGTGGAAAACTCTTTTTTGAATAAGGGGTATAAGAAGCTCAAAAATGCTATTGAAACATACAAGCATTTTTTTGAGATGCACAATGATTTAGATAGTTACATTCTTAGAGCTACACTAAAATGAAAGAAACATTGCAAGAGCAGTTTTTACGCATAGCTATGGCTAGGTTGAAGCCTATTTATAGGTTCAAGCCCCAGCGTTGCGCGATGGCTGCTCATATGTACCGCAGATGGCTTGACCGCCAAATAGCCCAATAAAGGGGAGGAGGGGGATTTTCATTTTTTAGGTTTTTGGCTTTTCTGCTTCCCCCTCCAAACCTTTTCAAAGTGTAAGATAAAACCACCACAAAGTGTAAAATAAGCCCTTAACGATGGGATTAAACACCAAAGAGAAATGAGATACGTTGTCCAGTATGATAAGCTGGTAGCTGAGAACACTTGGCTTGAAGGAATACAAAGAGCTTTCAAGTATGAGGTAGAGGCAGCCAAGTACGGAAGGGAACTTACCCGAAGCAGCGAGCATACAAATGTCAAGGTGTACCAGCTGTGAACTACAACAATGATTTTAAATATGACCTTGAGCTGGGCCAGCTTGGAGAAATGCTAATTGGCAAGCTCTTATCCAGTAGAACGATAGAGGTCAAATTTGATTTTGGATGTTACCGCACTGGAAACTTTTATATAGAATATCAGTCAAGAAATAAGCCTTCAGGCATAGCCACAACAAAAGCAGATTACTGGATGCTCATAGCAGCTTCAGAATATGGGCAAAGACTAAAAAGCTACCAAGAGCAAATTCAAAAAGAGGACATTCTATACGCAGTCCTAATTGAAACGGAACGACTAAAAGACCTTTGCAGAAGCAAACCCTATAAGATGGGAGTAAAGGGTGGAGATAGTAATACCTCTCTTGGCGTTCTGATTAAAGCGCAAACACTTTTATGAGCAAGAAAAACAAAATGTCTACCTATGGCTCAAGAACTAGAATGAACCAAAATAGGTCTACCTTCTTTCAAAACTTCATAGCTCCAAATCATTTTGCAACTCCATTCAGGCTAGTTGACCACATTATGCTTGTTGGAAAGCACAAGGGCAAAAAACTAAACGATTTAGAAACCTCCTACATTCAATGGATGCACGACAATATGGAAATGGGAGGCGCACATAGAGCAATAGTCAAGGAAATTTTAAAATCAAAAAAATGAGCATTGAAACTTTTAAATATATAGGAAGCGTACATTTGCTCCCCCACATCTCTATCACCTATGACTCTGATATATGCGAAGGTTGTGTATCTATTGGGTGGCTATGGTGGGGAGTTAGCTTAGTTAGCAAGACTGGGATGCACCTATGAAAAAACACACCAAACTCTATCTTAAAGAAATGGGCTACGATGAAACGGACTGGATTCCTTGCGAGGTATGCAACCGCCCAGCCGTAGACATCCACCACATAGAAGCTAGAGGAATGGGAGGAAGTAAAGAAGCTGACACAATAGAAAACCTAATGGCCCTTTGTAGGAATTGCCATATAACCTACGGAGATGTCAAGCATCATAAGGAGTGGCTTAAACAAACCCACCATAAAAAGTTACTTAATAGAAATCATTGAAAAATACAAGCAGATACAATGGCATTTGAAAAAGGAGTAAGTGGTAACCCAGCTGGCAAACCTAAGGGTGCGACCAACAAGACCACCAACAAAATCAGGGAGGCATTCCAAAAACTTATAGAGGACAATCTAGAGAACATGACCGTTTGGCTTTCCGATGTAGCGGAAGATGACCCAAAGGCAGCCCTTGACATTATGGCTAAGCTTGGAGAGTATACCACGCCAAAGCTAGCGCGTGTGGAGAACAAGCTGGAAACCGAAGAGGGCATCACCGAAATCAAACTGAACTTTGTCAAGCCTAGAGATTAACTACGGGCCAGTCTTTGAAAGGAACTGGGAAGCCGACACGAAAATAATAGTTAATCAGGGGGGAACACGGTCAGGCAAGACCTATTCCCTTTTGCAGCTTCTTATTGTCTTATCTTTTCAAACTAAGGGAAAGGTATACACGATAGTGAGAAAGTCGCTCCCATCGCTTAAAATGACCGCCTATCGGGATTTCTTTGAGATACTAAACAACTTAGGTCTTTATTCAGAAAGCGACCACAACAAAAGCGACTACACCTACAACCTCAACGGAAACCTATTTGAGTTTATCTCACTTGACCAGCCACAAAAGAAAAGGGGAGCTAGGCGCGATTACCTTTTTTGCAATGAGGCAAACGAACTTACTTGGGAGGACTTTTTTCAGCTTCTAGTTCGTACCACTGGCAAGATATGGCTAGACTATAACCCCTCCGATTCATTCCACTGGATTTATGACCGCCTACTTACCCGTGACGATGTAACCTACATTCAGTCAACCTACAAGGATAACCCCTTCCTTGACCAAACTATTGTGGACGAGATAGAACGCCTACGGGGTACGGATGAAGACTACTGGCGTATCTATGGACTTGGAGAGCGTGGTATGTCAAGAGCCACCATTTTCCAATTCCAAATAGCTGAGGAAGCAAAAGGTCAGGTGGTAGCTTATGGGCTTGACTTTGGTTTTACCAATGACCCCACCGCACTAATAAAAGTCTACAAGGATGGGGACAATCTATACCTAGAGGAAAAGCTATACCACACCAACCTCACCAACCAAGACATAAGCCAAAAGCTCACGGAGCTGGGCATGACTAGGTACGATGAAATTTGGGCAGACTCAGCAGAACCCAAGAGCATTGAGGAACTGCATAGGATGGGCTGGAATGTCAAACCCACCGCCAAAGGTGCTGACTCAGTTATGGCTGGCATAGACATACTAAAAAGGCACAAGCTTCACATTGTCAAGGGTAGCCCTAACCTAACAAAAGAGCTGCAAAACTATAAATGGCAAGAGGACAAAAACGGAAACCTATTGAACCGCCCAATAGATGCCTTTAACCACTTGGTAGATGCAATGAGATACGCTACCTTTAACCGACTTTCTAGACCTAACTACGGGCGTTATGCCATACGATAAGCCGTGCTGCGCTATTAGTGAGTTTTGGTTGAACATCCGCACGGCTGAGCCATCTCTTTTTAGGGGTGGCTCTTTTTTTGCTGGAAATCGGTACATTTATAACAATGAAACTGCTAGAACTACTTGCCACCAAACATAAGGACTGGGTTAAAATGGTCAAGAGCTTTGGCTGCCCTGAAGCCATAGCCGAAGACTTTGTACAAGAGATGTACCTAAGGCTAGATAGGTATTCAATAGACCCTGAGAAAATAATGTACAAGGATGAGGTAAATACCTTCTTTGTTTATGTGACTCTTAGAAACCTATGGGTAGACTATACCAAAGCCAAAAAGAGAATAGAGTTTTTTAACCAAGCCCCCAAAGACACCTACGGAGAATACTACCCCAGCCAAGAGGAAGAGATGCAAGAGCTGGTAGAGGATATTTGGCAAGAGGTCAAGTCGTGGCACTGGTATGATGAAAAGCTTTTTACCATTTACATACAAAGCGAGATGAGTATGAGGGACTTATCTAAGGAAACCAAAATATCCCTCCGTTCAATTTTTAACACTATCAAAAATGGAAAAGAAAGAATCCAAACAAACTGCAAAGAAGCCTACGACTCGTACAAGGAAGCGGGCGAAAGGGCTTGGTGATACCATTGAGCAAATCACTACTGCTACGGGAATCAAAGCTGCGGTAGATTGGTTTGCTGAGGCTACTGGTATTGACTGCGGATGTGAGGCTAGAAAGGAAAAGCTAAACAAGCTGCTCCAGTATAGCCGTGTGGAGTGTTTAGAGAAAAGCGAATATGACTGGCTCACCACTTACTACGCCACTGCTACCAAGAGCCTCACCCCTGAAGCGCAAGATAAAATAGCTACCATTCACGCTCGCATCTTTAACCACAAACTTTGGAAGCCTTGTACTTGCTCCCCTAAACGCTGGCAGCAAATGATTGATGAGCTTAAAAAAGTGTGGCTGGAATACGAACCACAAAACTAGAGTTATTTAATTGTGAAAGTCAGAGTAAACATACCTGAGTCGCTGGAGGAAATCACCTTAGGCCAGTACCAAAAATGGCTCACCATTGAGGGGGATGAGGAATTTCGTACCCTAAAGCTCATTGAGATTATGTGCGGTATTACCCTCAAGGAGGTTTCTATGCTCAAGGTTACTGCTATTGGTGAGATAGCCCAGCATCTAGCTGCCATAATCAATGACACGCCCAGCTTTAAAAACCGAGTCAAGCTCAATGACAAGGACTACGGATTTATCCCTAGCCTAGACGATATAAGCTTAGGAGAGTACACGGACATTGAGGACAATATGGGGGACTGGGCTAATATGCACAAGGTTATGGCAGTAATGTACCGACCCGTAGTAAGCAAATTCGGGCAGCTCTACAACATTGAAGACTACGAAGGCACGGCTAAGTATTCTGACACAATGAAGGGCTTGCCTTTGAGCGTTGTATTTGGTGCAGTAAATTTTATTTACCGTTTAGGAATGGAATTGTGCAAGGCTACCCTAGCATCTATGGAGGTGGAGATGAGGGAAGCGACCTCTCAGCAATGGGGGGATTTTCTAAACGGTGGGGGTGGTATCACCTCTTCTACGCACTTGCAAACGGAGATGTTACAAGGTTTGACGAAGTTAGCAAACTTAACCTCACTTTCGCTTTCACTCACGCCACCTACGAAAAAGAGAAAGCTGATATTGAGCGAATCCAATTAGAAAAAGCCACTCGTAAACAATGAGAAACCTATACCTAGTTTTAGAGAAAGTAAATGAGTATCTAAGCAGTCACCAGCTTATTAGCTCAGTCACCTTTGGGGACATCTTTGATGTAGACCTAAAGAAGCAGAGCATCTTCCCCCTTGCTCATGTCATTGTTAATGATGCCACTTTTCAAGGGTCAAGCCTTAACACGGTTTCATTTAACCTGAGCATTTTGGTTATGGACATTGTAGACGAGTCAAAGGGTGACATAAGAGATGAGGTAGACCCCTTCTACGGAATGGACAATACCCAAGATGTGCTAAATAGTACGCTGGTAGTTTTAAATGGCTTGGCTCAAGAGCTAGTAAAGGGTCAACTAAATACTGACCTATACCAAATCACGGATGCTAGCTCTTTGACTTGCACACCATTCTTAGACCGCTTTGAAAATAAGCTGGCTGGGTGGAATATGACCGTAGAAATTCAAACTGCAAACACGGAAATTTCAGTATGCTAAAGCTGGAGAACATAAAGATAGCTTTAGAGAAAGCTGCTATGGAAGTTGTGCGCCAAGCTAAAGTAAACTTAGGGGCTACTCAGACTATTGTCCAAAATGATGGCAAATCAAAGCGTAAGCGCATTGATGCTAGTGGAAACCTTAGGAATAGTTTAAAGGCTAGTCCAGCGGAAATGAATGAAGACAAGCTGACAATAGGCATCCTTATGGACTACTACGGCAAGTTTGTAGATAAGGGTGTGAGTGGCACAATACACCAAACACCTGAACCCAGCCCTTACTCGTTCAAAAACGAGGGCGTAAGCCCTGAGATGCAATACTCCATATTTCAGTGGATGCGTACAAAGCGCATACGCCTTAGAGATGTGGGGGGTCAATTTAAAAAAGGTAGAATCACCCAAAAGAGCTACGAGAGTTTAGCTTATGTGATAGCTAGAAGTGTAAAGAGAAAGGGTATAAACCAAACTCACTTTATCACAAACCCATTTAATTTAATGGATGAGCAGTTGCCTCAGCTTTTACAAGAAGCCCTAGCTCTAGACATAGAAAACTATTTAGCCTCGCTTAATAAAGTGAAATAATGAGTACACCCACCTTAGGTTATCCCCAAAGCTTTAGGCTGGCACGCAGCCCTATTTTTATCACTGGCAAGAATAACACCCTAGCCAATGATGCTCTTAATGCTATGACCCTAGATATTAGCACATACACGGGAGCAAAGACCAGCCCGCCAGCTAGCCCTGACTATACGCTTGAGAAAACTTATAGCGTAGAGGAAGTTATCAATTTTGAGTTTTCAGATTTGATTCGGGATGAATTTTTGCATCCCTTTGGAAAGTATAACATTGTTGCGCCTAGTGCCTCTGAGGTGGGTGAAGTGCTTTGGGTAGTGCCTGAAGGAGAATGGACTTACGAAAGTGCTGGGGCTCCTCCAGTGACCGCAGCTTGGGGAAGTGGGACTACCTACGGATTTTTAGCACTAGATGGCTGGACAAAAAGAGGAGAAGCTCAGAACCGCCAATACCAAGATGCCCGACTTACTATTGATAGAACGCACCAAGTATATGCCAGCTATCGCGAGGCGTTGGCTGCTCTCTATTATGCTGGCAATGGTCTAAATGGCTTGCTCTATGTTATTGATGGCACGAACTATTGGTATGACCTAGAAGATAAGCTAGGGTTTGCCAATAACTCAAACATAAGCCAAAACAAGGTTATTTACATTCCTAGCGGAGTTCTTAATGTGGAAGACTTTGTAGGGGTTGCTCCTACGACCACTTATGAAATTAGCCTACTCACCAACAATGAAGGGGTAGACTACCGCCAGCGCGTATTGGACGATGGAGGCACACTAGAGAATTGGGGCTGCGTTATGAATGCCATAGATGAGCTAGGAGGCCATGACAAGGTTACCCATAATTATGAGGTGATTTGTGAGCCTAAGTATACCCCTTATCTTGTGCAGTACGTGAACCGCTATGGGGTGAGTGATTACATTACCTTCTTTAAGCGTTCTGAGGAAACTGGTAGCTTTACCAATGACTCGTACCAGCGCAGCCTTTATGCCGATGCCTTTACCGAGCCTACTTTCTTGGAGGGTAAATACCAAGATTTTAATATCAATAGCCGAAACTCAATCACCCTAAACACTGGCTGGGTAGAGGAAGCCTACGCTGACATCATTGAAGAGCTAATGATGAGTGAAAAGGTAGCTATTTTTGAGGGGGGTAACTTCAGAGCAATAAACCCACAAAGAGGAAGTGTAGACTACCAAAAGGAAGTCAATACTCAGAATATCAATTACACGATTACCTTTAATTACGGGCATGACGAGCGTAATCTTATCCGATGAATCAGGTAGACATTTACATAGATAACAAAAGGCTGGACTTGTTTGAGGACGAGCAAATTAGCATTAACCTAATTTCTCAGAATTACAAAGACCCAGCCAAAGTACACACGGACTTTACGCAGTCGTTCACCGTTCCAGCCTCACGGGCTAACAATGCTATTTTTAAGCATTACTATCGTGTGGATGTATTCGGGGGATTTGATGCACGGCTAAGGCAAGACTCACGGATAGAAATAAACTCACTGCCCTTTAGAACTGGAGTAGTGCAACTGGAGAGCATTGAAATGCACAATACCCAGCCCTATGCCTACTCCCTTACTTTTTATGGGGATGTGGTAAACCTTGCCGACCTCTTTGGGGAGGACTACCTCTATGACTTGGACTTGAGAGACCTTGACCATAACTATGATGGGGCAACTATCCAAAGCGGATTTAGCCAAGATGCCCTACAAGGGGGGGATGTGTTTTACCCTTTGATGAGTCCAGTGAGAAACTGGGTTTATAATGTTGGCAACGCTTCCCCAGCTCACGATGATGATATTTACTATGACACGGCAACTGGACACCATCACGGAATCAATTACTACGAGCTAAAGCCAGCTATTAAGGTCACCAAGATTTTAGAAGCTATTGAGGATAAATACGGCATTGTGCTTACTGGCTCATTCCTTAGCACCAGCCCCTTTACTAAGTTGTTCCTTTGGGCGCATAGGTATGAGGGTTATATGTATGAAGGTCAGCCTACGGCTATGGCTTATGAGAAAGTCAACTTTAACCACACGGCAGCCCCTACGCCTGACTATTTTGACCTGATTACTGACACTTTTACTCCTGAGGGGGTTACTGGTAGTGGAGATATTTATGACATTTACTTTGATGTAGATATTCCAGCTTACACGGATGACTATTATTTAGCGGTCATTAAAAATGGAGTGGTCATATCTGAGCAGCTTCTTAATGGAGCGCAGACTGGGACATTTGAAGACATCCCTATTACCAATTACTTTGACTCAGTACATATAGGTATTAAGCCTACTACAAATGCACCAATGGTCTACCAGTTTTATCAGTGTACATTCACACGAAATACTGGCAGCCAGCTTCAAGCAGATGTAGACCAAACCCTAACGGCCACCTATCAGGGGGCTCAGGTTGAAGTAAGCTCTTTGATGCCTGAGATTAAGGTAGCTGACTTTTTAGCTGGCATTATCAAAATGCACAACTTGGTAATGATTCCCAGCACCCCCACCTATTTCACCTTGTATACCCTAGATGGCTGGTATGCTGCTGGGGTGGATAGGAATTACCAAAGTTACATAGATGACAAGGCCATAGATATTAGAGTTCCTGAGCTTAATAGGCGCATTGAATTTAAATACCAAGACACGCAACAAATCTTGGGTTATGAATATCGCAGAGCTAACGCTACTGGATATGGTGACCTTAGGGCTGATTTCAATTTTGATGGAGATGAGCTAAAGGTAGAGCTTCCTTTTGAGTCTGCCCTTTTTGAGAGGTTGTACAATTATGGTCAGCATGGGGGAACTACTGCTGGGCCTAGTAATGTCTTAGTCTACAAATCCCAAACGCGAGAGTTTGACACGGATTTTGACAACCGCCTTCAGAAATATGTGGGTAAACCTATTTTGATTTATGGAGAGTTTTTTCTAGACATATCTGCAAACCCGATTGGCTTTATTGATGAGAATGGTACGCTCCAGCCAGCCGTAAATGAGGTTTGGTATGCCAACACTTCAAGCACCTCAATAGGAACTGGCCTAGCCTACTCTATTAACTGGGGTGCTGACATTGACCCATTCTACTTAACCTCAGTAAACAAAAGCCTTTACCAAACATACTGGAAAGACTACATTGAGGACTTGTATAGCACAAATCGTAGGGTTTACTGTTTGGATGCCATCTTACCTATTGGTGAAATCCTAAAACTAGACTTGAACGACAAGCTTATTTGGAATAACACTAAATGGATTATTAACTCAGTTCAGCTCAACCTAACCACTGGCAAGGCTAAGCTAGAGCTACTGAACGACATTCAGCCAGCTCCAGTGCCTATTGGCCCTGCGCCTGAGCCAAGTGAAGGCCCAACTCCAGTGGAATGAAAAGCAATTTATTCAGTTACATAATAGAGATGCTGCAAAAGACTAGCTATCGTGGCAGCTCTGAGGAAATACAAATCGCACTAGGTAAATACCACTTGCCTGATAATTTTAGGGATGCCCTTGTAAAGATTAAGAGATTATGTCAATAATTAGAGAGTTTGAAATTGTTGCGGACACTTCCGAAGCTATTGATGCGGTAGAGCAACTTAAAGAGAGCATTGATAACACTACGGAATCGTATGAGAAACAAAGTGAAGCAGCTAAGAAGGCAAACAAGGAAGCAGCTGAAAATGCAAGGGAACAACAAAAAGCCCTAGATAGTGCAGCGCGGGAGGGTTTGTCTTTGTTGGATAAACTCACTGGTGGCTTAGCTTCCTCTTTTAAAAAGGCATACACTGGCGTTCAGGGTCTTGTAAAGGGCATTGGAGGCATTAAGGGTGCTATTGCAGCCACTGGAATTGGTTTGTTAGTTGTAGGCATTGGCGAGCTTATTAAAAATTGGGATAGCGTTAAGGGTGCGATTATAGGGGCTACCGATGCAACTACAAAACAAGCTGAGGAAGCTGGAAAAATAGCAAATGCTCAAATGGCAGCTCTTGAGTCTATTAGCGCACAAGAGAATGTACTTAAAGAGCAAGGTAAGACTGAGCGAGAAATACGCGACCTTAAAATCCAGCAGACCGATGAGGCTATTGCTGCTAGTGAGGTTCAGATTGAAGCCTTAAAGCAACGCAAAAAAGAAGAGCAAGCCTCATTCAAGCGCACGGCTGAATTTACTAAGGCTATTGTTAGGGCAGTCACTCTACCTATTCAACTTGGTCTTAATATGCTGGATATGCTCATTAACGCTCTGCCTGATTCGGTTAAGAGCTTTTTGGGTATTGAAGGCACAAGCACAAAGGCAGAGGATTTTACCAGCTATTTAACTGAGTTTATTATTGGCACTCCTGAGCAAGCTTCTGAGGCCACTGACAAGGCTCTAGATGCTGCCTCAAAGTCTTTAGAAAAGTTAAGAAACCAGCGAGCTGGGTATGTGCTTCAAAACCGCAAAGAGGAAGAAGAAACTGCCAAGCGACTGCAAGAGGCTAGGGACAAGGAGGCAGAGGAACGCCTACGGAAAAAGCAAGAAGAGCTAAAGCTATTGGCTCAGGCTGAAGAGAATTATAGAAAGCAGCAGCAAGATATTGCAGACAAGTATGATGAGCTTGTACTTTCAAAGCAAGTAAGCCAAGAGCAGCAAGAAATAAATGCCACTTACGACAAGTTTTTTGCCTTAGAGCTGGCCTATGCTAACAATGCTGAGGCTCTGCAAATGATTGAAGCGCAGCGCAACGCAGAACTAGCTGCTATCAATAAGAAGTACCGAGATGCTGAAGAGAAAGAAGAGAAAGAACGCCTAGACAAAAGACTAAAGAATCGGCAAGAGATTCAAAGCCTTATTGTAGATAGTGCAAATGCAACTATCAAAAACCTGATGGACTTAAACAACATCTATGACAAGGACAATGAAGTTGCTGCTAAAAGAGCATTTGAGCGAAATAAGTCTTTGCAGATAGTTCAAGCTATCATTAACACGGCCTCAGGTATTATGACGGCACTCACCGTGAGTCCTACGGATGTACTGACGGGAGCGAACTATGTCAAGGCAGCCGTTATTGCTGCAACTGGAGCAACCCAAATTGCTACTATTTCTGCCCAGCAGTTTAATGGTGGTAAAAGTGCGGGTGGAGGCTCTGCCCCCAAAGCCCCAAATGCCCCTCAAGTAGCCCCCTCGTTTAACATCGTGGGAGCTAGTGGAACAAACCAACTGCTTCAGGGTATAGCTGGACAATTCAACCAGCCCCTCAGAGCTTATGTGGTGGGTGGAGATGTTACCAGCGCACAAGAAATGGAACGAAAAAGAGTCAGAACCGCAACTTTTGGTTAATTAGTTATGAAAATCATTGAACTAGTCTTAGATGAAACTGCAATGCTTAACGGCATTGATGCTATCAGTATTGTAGAAAGTCCAGCTATTGAGGAAAATTTTATTGCCCTCAAAAACCAGCAGAAAGTAGAGTTTGCTACGCAGAACGAAGACAAGCGTTTGCTTATCGGGCCAGCTCTTATCCCAAACAAAACGATTTACCGCCACCAAGATGGGGAAGAGTTTTATGTGTATTTCTCTAAGGGGACTATCCGTAGAGCTTCAGAATTGTTTTTGATGCGCGGTAACCAAAACAATAGCACCCTTGAGCATGAGGCCGAGATTCACGGGCTTAGTGTGGTAGAGAGCTGGATTATTGAAGATGCAGACAAAGACAAGTCACGCCTCTATGGGTTGAATATGCCCGTAGGTACTTGGATGGTGAGCGTGAAGGTCAATAACGAGGATGTGTGGAACAACTTTGTAAAAACTGGCGCAGTAAAAGGCTTTAGCATTGAAGGCTATTTTGCTGATAAGGTGAAGATGGCTCAAATGCAGATGGAAAGCTTTGCGGATTACCCTGATGGCGTTAAGTCAAATGCTAAAAATGTCCTTGAGTGGGTAGAGAAAAATGGCTGGGGTAGCTGCGGTACTGATATAGGTAAGCAAAGAGCTAACCAGTTGGCAAAGGGTGAGGCTATCTCAGTTGACACTATTAAAAGAATGTACTCATACCTGAGCCGACATGAGGCAGACCTAGATGCCAGCAGTGGCTATTCAGATGGCTGCGGAAAACTTATGTATGATGCTTGGGGAGGTAAGGCTGGTTTGCGTTGGGCAGAGTCCAAACTCAAGGAGCTAGGAGAAATTGAAGCTGCCAAGAAATTCGCAAACGAGGACTTGCTGGACGAGGTGGAAAATATGACTCACCAAGAGGCTATGGAATTTTTGTACGAGGTAGCCAAAATCCTAAAAGACTATGAATAACCAAAAAACACCCAGCCGTACTAGCCCTAAGGGTAAGGGTCGCGG